TCTAAGTAGCGAAGAGATACTCTTTGGTACGGCTGTGATTTCTAAATCAACACTTGCCTTTATTTTATTTTGATTTTCTAAATCATATTCACCATAGTAAATTGTTTGATCAATATTGTTTTGAGAACCTCTAATTTTCGTTTGAATAAGAATGGCTCCATTTTCATAAATAATCGCATGCATGGATTTAAAAATTGTACCCTTTTCATTTGAACATGTGATAATCACCTCTCCACACGCAAGTGTTTTTAAATAATAGTGCTGATCTTGTTTAACAATTTCACCATACACATTGTCATCTTCTATATTACGATTTCTAATACTCCATACAAGTGTATTACCAGCCCCTGCTGGATAGTTTTTTTGATTGACACCAACCGCTTCTAACAAATATAAATTATCTTGTAATTGAAAAGCCTCGGTATCATCATAATCCCATTGAATTGCAATAATATCATTATCAATGAAATGAAAGGTCGTATTAATCGTTACAACACCAAGCAAAGCAATTAAAAAGGGAATTAACAATAAAATAATTAAGATATGGCATAGTATGCAACTAAAGATGAATTAAACGAACTCACTGGACTAGTAAGAACATTATAGGGCAATATAAAAACTCTAGATACTAGTGTTGGTGAGCTTGATACATTAGTTGAAAGAATTAATCATTTAGCTACTCTTAAGGACGTTACTATTACTTATATTACAGAAGGAGATTTACTGTAGTATGCTAGTGATGGTACATGGCACAATATCCAACCATCAGCATTAGGTATTGGTGGTGGTGAAGGTGGAGGTGTGGTAGATACTTCTGTAGTAAAAGCTTTGATTAAATCTGAAGGTAGTAAGCTATTTATAAGTAAACTATATGATGATGTATCTTCAGGTATAATTACTTTCAACGGTGGTTTAAGAAGTAATAAAATGACTTATCTAAATCAAGGGGTTTAGATGGGTACTTTTATTACTGGTATGATTGGTGGTACTGGTGCTCAAATAGATAAAGACGGTAGAGGTGAAATGAATAGTCTTATTCTTAGAGAGTTCTTAGAAGTACCAGAATTGAGATTTAATAAGATAGATGTAGTAAGTGGTGAACTATGGAATTCAATAGCATTTGGTACTATTGAAGATGTAGACTTAGTTAATCAGATAGTTACATTGAAGCTAGAAGAAGGTGAATATAGTGGTATACATGTAAATGATATATGTAGAGGTATATTCCATAATTTTGATGGAGTTAATAATACTGAAACTGGTACTGACGATTGTGGGTTTGATAAAGTACAAGGATTCTCTACAGCTTATTTTACACCTATAGAAGTACTAGATGCTAGAGGTAAACAGTTTAGGTATTCATTAAAACAAGGTACTACACAGCATCCTTGTAAGGCAATGAAGTTTGCCGTTTATGGTAACTTTACTGATGAAACTAGAAGATCTAGTGCTTATGCTACTCGTACATATAAACGATATTTAAAAGGTGTAAATACTTGGGCTCTTAACTATACTAACATAGCTTCACAGTTTGGTAACTTAAACGGTCTTACTATACCAGGAGCTCCTAATAATGGTCAATTACAAGGTGATGGCGCATACTTGACTAATGTCTATATGACTGGTTCTATCATCGAGTTTACACCAGAATAGTTAGATCAATTACATGGACAAGACGCTTACGCTGTTTCACTTAGTAGTGAGTTTGGTACAGTAATTGTAGATAATGAATTTAATATCATTGAAGATTATAACCAAACTAAATCTCTTACTTTTGCTGTACAAGCTTGGAAAGGTAAAACAGAATTAACATATAGTACAGTATATAATGAAGGTAGTTACTTTGTAGAGTATACTCCAACAGGTGTAGAATGTACTATGCAAGATGGTGTATTCAAAGTAACTAAGATAACTAATATCAATGATATGCGTATTGATTTAGTTATTAACTGTGAAGGAGCCATATCAGTAAATAGAAGATACAATATGAGTTACCAACTTGAAGCTAATGGATTGTGGGTAACTTATAATGATAATGATGCTACACCAGATAGACCTGTTGGTGATGGTACTTCTTATGGATGGCATAGAAACTATACAGCTTCAGCAATTTGGATGTCTACTAAGAGTTCTCGTAAAGTAGATGAAGGAGAATGGGGAGATCCTAATAGATTCCGTGGTGCTTCAGTAGAAGGTGCTGATGGTCAATACACAGTATTCTGTTATACTAATTCTAGTGTACAACCACCTAAACCTACTAGTACATAGATACCTCCTGTAGACGATAACTATACTTGGTACATGTATCCGCCTAAGAGAGAAAGTAAAGAAGTATTCACTTGGATGATTCAAGCTACTGTATATCCAGATAAATCATTATCAGGTTGGACAGATCCTATTAGACTTACTGGGGAAACAGGTGAAGACGGTTCTGATGGTACTAAACTTGAATTTATTTATCAAGTAACTAGTGTTAACGAAGCTCCTGATAAACCGGATACATCTTAGCAAGACGATTACATACCATTCGGTTGGTCAGATAGTCCTCAAGGAGTATCTAAAGAGAAAATGTATGAGTGGGTATCACAACGTGAAAAGAAAGCTGCTAAAATTGGAGAAGGTGTATGGGGAGAATTTACACAACCAGTTTTGTGGTCTAAGTGGGGTGAAAAAGGTATGGATGGTGATGGGTATGAATATATATTTACTCGTACTGCTGACGTTGATAGAGTACCACAAACTCCTTCATCTATTCAATAGAATGACTATATTCCTACTATATCTAACGGTGGCTCTAAAGACTATAACTGGTCTGATGATCCAAAGGGAGTAAATGAGGATTATAAAGCAGAATGGACTTGTAAACGTGTACGTACAGATGGAGTATGGTCTAACTTTAGTACACCAGCACTATGGTCTAATTGGGGTGAACAAGGTTTATCAGGTGGTCATTATCAATATAGATGGAAAGTGTCTGCTACTAAACCTGCTATTCCAACAGATACAGCTGCTTCAGGTTGGACTACTGATAGTGAGATAGTTCCACCAGAAGGACAATATGTTTGGTAGATTCAACGATTTGCTAATCCAGATGGTACTTTAACAGCATGGTCTAACCTTATACGTCTTACTGGTGCTGACGGTGAAGATGGTAAAGATGGTAACAGCATTGAATTTATTTATACTAGAAATGCTGATGGTAAAACTCCTAGTACTCCTGCTAGTGTAAATCAAGCTGGTCATATACCTAGTGGTTGGTCTAATCATCCTCAGGGTGTAACTGCATCTTTAGTATATGAATGGGTATCTCAGAGATACTTAGATAAGGCTACTCAAGTATGGGGTAACTGGTCTACCCCTGGTATATGGTCTAGATATGCTGAAAGAGGTAAAGATGGTGATGGATATGAGTACATCTATAAGAGATTCTCTAACTATGTTGGTGGAGATAGTTTAGGTCCTGGTGGTTCTAATTACCCACCTGCAAATGTGGATTCCAGTGAATATCAAGTTGATGATTATGTACCTAGTGGATGGGATGATAATCCAGTTGGACCTACTGAATCTATACCTTATGAATATGTTTGGACTAGAAAGAAAGAGAATAGTAAATGGCAAGCTTGGAAAACTGGAGCACTATGGGCTAAATGGTCTAAGGATGGTGAGCCAGGTAGACCAGGTCAAGATGGTAAACCAGGTGAACCTGGAGAACCAGG